ATTGTTAAATACTCATCCTTCCAACTGGAGCTAGAATTTTTTTGAGCTTGTATATCCCAATCTAGTTCACCACGTATCTTCTTTTCCATTAAAGATGTTTCAGCTTGTATAGCAACAATTTTTTGTTGTGACTTAGCTTTGCGTGTATCTACAACACCTTTAACTACATCTCCTACAACGCCTAATAACGGCTTAACTAAAAACCCCCATGCCATCGTTTACTCCCTATGCAACTGGACGTTCTATAAACATCCTATTTATACTTTTAATACATCCTTGTGGAATGACTTGGCATCTTCCAATAGTTTCATCCCCTTCTTCGGTTGCCCGGTCAGCAATTAAAGTTATGTAATCACCACTGTCTGTAATAATCCAACCTATAGATTCAATAAGGGATGGTTTATAATCCTTAATGTCTTCTTTTTCATGCCAGCCATTAGGACATTCTAGTGTATCCCACCACAAGACTTGTACTAAATCACCTTCCATATTTCTTATCATCTTAAACTTTTGTTAGTAATACAACCGCCATAGCAATAAAAGATAAAGTAGAAAACATAGTTAATGCTTCCAATCTCCAAAGTCTTTTATCTAAAGTTTCTAATTTGTCTTCTACCGCTTTATAACGTATTTCACATTCTTTCTCATGTGATTTTAATTCTGTTCTAAATGTAACATTTTGTCTTTCTGTTACAGCATCTAATGTTGGTTCATTCCAAGTTGTATCAGACATCAATCTGCATCTGCAACGATAAGAGTACCTTCAGCTACTCGCCTCATAGCTTCGGCATAATGTCGATTACTTGTATCAATAGGAATTGAGACAACTTCTCCGTCAACTGTTGCTCGAATTTCGCATGGACTAGAGTCACTTGGCAGTGCTTTTTTGTACTGTGCGTTTTCTATTACTATATTTTTTAATGGGTTCATAATTCTGCATCCGCTTTTACGTTAGCTCCTATTCCATAAGATTGTTCGGCATATTCTAAAATTCTTACTGTTGATTTTGAAGAACTTACTGAATGCGGGTCTATATCCGCAATTGCCCCACCCTGACTTGTTCGTTCTGTAATTTTACCAACCGTTCCAGATTCACTGCTGTGGGTAATGGTCGGGTTTGCTCGCATTGTTACCGGATAGTGAAAATTTGCCATATCTGCCGCACTAGCTACTGACAAATAAGTATGCCATGTTGCAATATCAGAAGTGGCGGTTGCTAAAGATGTAGACGCTCCATATTCTTGGCTCATATATAGATACCGTTGGCACTTACGCAGTGTAGTATCATATGCCTCAAATTCAAAATCCGTTCCGGCAGTTCCTTGCTCAAGTTGCATTCCAGTTATCAACAACTCATTGCTGGTGCTTGAGGCAAGATTAATGTTGGAAGATGATACTCTATTGCCACTTGTAGCATGAGTCCATGTGGTACTGAGACTACCACTGGTAAAATTACTTCCAGCAGCCAGCCATAAAATAACGTACATTCCCACACCATTGTCTGCACCGGGGCTTCCTGTGGAATCTCCAGCATAGGTTATTTCTTTTTTTTCCCATGTGTTAGTAGTGTCAATCGTAAATGTCTTTGTTATTTGACGGGTATTATCAGGGTCATATAGCTCTGCCGAAATCGTGCCAGTTAAGTTGCTTTTTATCCAAAACGACAATGTTAGTGAATCTGCTGACGTTGTTCCTTTTTTAGTTCTAATTAGATTTTGTGCTTCAATTGCTTGATACATATCTACTTGAGCACCTGCAGCAAGGCTAGTATCTGCCGTTGTGCAGTCGATTTTTGTACTATAAGTAAACCCAGAGCCAGTAGGAACGTCAGTGCTTCGTGCGATGGTATATGTGCCATGTGAAGCAATATCAAATCCAAACCTATCAACAGCATGATAGCCATTAGATGTAAGTCCTGTAGCATTGACGCTTCTTTGCCATAGATTCATGGAACCATTAATTAACAAATTTTTGTTATTATTAGGGTCTTTAAGGGCTGTTTCAGTAGGGTCATTTCCTATGTATGGCATAGTTGTTCCTTACGTGCTAATAGCATCCACAGCAGAAACAATAACATCTACTGAACTTGCTGTATCTGATTGAACATAAAGTCTATCACCACTTTCTACAACTACTTTTGCACCACCATCTAATAATTGTAATGCACCACCAACTGGGATTGGAGCAGACTTAATTAAATAATAATTTGTACCACCATCTGCAATATAGACATCTACGTTTACGGTAGACGATACAATATTAGCAATGTTAATTCCAACTAATGTATCATAAGAATCAAAGTCACTTCCATCAGGAATGTCGGTAGCTCCTGTTCCTACAGCACTTAACTTATATACTCTAAAATTTTGAGCCATTGTTTTTCCTTATTTATAAAGCGATAGCCATTGCTACAGCAAAGCCTTTTGTCGCCTTTTCTGAAATGTCTGAAATATTGGTAGCCACTGTATTTACATTTGCAATATTAGTTGCCACCGTGTTAACATTAGCAATAGAACCGCCTACGTTATTTACGTTTGTAATATTAGTTGCTACTGTATCCATGTTTGTCACATTTGATGAAGTAGCTAAAGTATTCATATCGGAAACTACATCTGATGTAGCTAGGGTATTCATGTCCGAAACTATATCGCTGGTAGCCAATGTATTCATATCAGCGATTACGTCACTGGTAGCTAAAGTGTTCATATCAGCGATTACGTCTGTTGTAGCCAGTAGTGCCATATCAGCGACTGCGTCTGTTGTGCCTAGAATTGCCATGTCAGCCACAGCGTCAGCAGTTCCTAACCTTCCTATTTCTGTAGCTTTTCCTGCTACTGCACCTATGTCAGTGGCATCCGCAGCTACAGCAGTAACATCTGAAGATATACCAGCTACGGTAGTCACATTGCTAGAAATTCCTGCTACAGTAGTAATGTTGCTGGATATTCCAGCCAGTGTATTCATGTTCGTTACATTACTAGATGTAGCCAGAGTATTCATATCGGTCACCACGTCCGATGTTCCGAGGGTGTTCATATCGGCTACTACATCGGCTGTACCAAGCGTGTTCAGGTCAGCAACTACGTCTGTTGTGCCTAATATTGCCATGTCAGCTACAGCATCGGCTGTCCCTAGCCTTCCTAACTCTGTTGACTTAGCTCCGACTGCTGTTAAATTAGTCTTGTCAGACGTTGATAACCATGTGTTTTCTAAGTAATGTTTGGTTACAGCGTCTTGGTCTGACGTAGGGTTAGTTACATTGGTTAGCCTTTTACTTCCTACGTCATACTGAAAAGTAGTGTTAGATATTTTAATTACATCATTAGCATCGTCTACAGCTTCCTGAGACATATAGAAACTTTGTAACGAATCAGTATCAAGGTCATTCTCAGTTAATATTGCTCCTGACGCATAATCTGTAAGTCGTGTTCCTTGACTTGTAGTTCTGCGTATTTCAACATTAGTAGTATCAGCAGGGGGTGAAGTAAATGTTATCTGTGTTCCTGCACTGTTATACGTAAAAGCAGAAGTAGCAGAGCCGTTTAGCGTAACAGTAATATCGGCAGTTGTACGGTAGTCAAAACCTATATTAAAAGTTGATGTGCTACCATTAGCCGTGTACCTAGTAAAACTGTTCGCCATTGGAACTCCTTTCTAATAGGGGTACTTATTGGGGTTTCTCTGGTAAATCTAATACATCTGCTCCGAATGCTCTAAGTCCTTGTTGTATCCCTAAAACATTTTGGAAAAGCAACAATTTAACAAGTTTATTGTATTGTACTTGTGAGTAGTCATAATCATCATCATGCAATGATTTTAAAGTTTGTTTAGCAACCCCATATAAACCCGGATTCATAAGTAATTGGTACGTTGGATTACCTGTAATAAAATCAGTTGCTAATCCTGACGACCTAAATCCAAACATTGGGTCTAGCCCGTTTAAATCAAGTCCTGTATCAATAAACGCAGGTAGTATTGAAGCGTATGCAGCCCTTTCAAACGCAGCCCTTCCTAATATGTCATACATTTCTGAATCATTTCTACCAAGTCGCTCACGTATAAATTGTCGTCTTTTTCTATCATCCATAAATTGAGCTTTTGCATAGACTTGTAAAGCATAACTTATAGCTCCAAATGTAGAAGAAAATAAAAACGCTTGTGTAGTTTGAAAATCAGCCATACGTAATCCATGTAACAAATGTTTACTGTAGGCTGTTGTTATAAATCCTCTAAATTGAAATATAATTCTTCCGAAATTAGTATCGTAAACTCCACGTAAAAAAGCCTGTTCACCTACGTCATTTTCTTGTACAGCCCGTCTGCCAAACCTATACATTGCCAAGCTAAATTTAGATGCTGTTTCAGGATTCCACTTGTTCATGTTTGGAACTACTAAGTTATCACCACCAAATATTCCTTTTTTATATGTGGCGTGTGTTCTAAATTCATTTAGAATTTTATCACGTAAATTATCGTCTATTCCTATGTCTTCATATCTTTGCTTTGATTTTTTTCCAAGCCCAAAAAACTTACGTGTTCCTAACGCTTCTGCACCGCCTAACGCTTCTTTAGCAAATCTTTGCAACATGGTAGCACTAAGACTTCTTTTAAGAGCCATGTTTGTTGGATTCATTCCTGATACATCAGTAGTAAATCTTGCTGCTCTATCTAAAATTCTTTCAACTTTTCCAATACTTCCACTTCCTAGTGTACTTCCAAAATCATCTGTTTGGTCTGTTACTTGGTTTATAAAACGCTCTGCTCCAAGCCCTCCAAAAAATTCTTCAGCTTCAGATAACAATTTATTATCTAGTTTACCATTTCTGGCTCTTTTAAAAAGATTTCCTAAACTTGGAATTGTTCTTGCTAAAGTAAATATACCAGCAGAAGCCATTACGTTACCTATTTCTGGCAACATTGAAAAACCAACTTGTCCCATTGATTTTGAAAAGTTGTATTTCGTTGCTATTCTAGTAAGTTTAGACCCTAGTGTTGTTGGGTCTATTGGTGGTTTTCCTTTTATAAAATCGTAAGAACTTTGCAACGCAGCCAGTTCATTAACTCTACTTAAATCGTTTGCTTTTATTCCTAATCTGTCATATTCTTTCAGTATTTCTTTAAGTAATAAGTCATAGTCTCCTTGTGATTTTATACCAATTCTTGAAAGCCCTATTTGACCTGACATACTCCTAGAGTAATTCATAAACAATGTTTCTACGTCATTTTCTAAAATGTCAAAGATGCCAAACCCTTCTTCATTATCAAAATAAGTTTCATCTAATGCTATACGTCTTTTTAAGTATTTAACTCTGCCAGCATCCGGCTGGGTCTTAAAAAGAATTGCCATCATGTCATCTATTTCATTAGTTTCATACCCAATGTCTGTTAAATAATTTTTAACTTCCTCTGCTCTTGATGCAAAAAGACGTTCTAAATTAATGCCTGAACCATCACGCACTTTAGTAATTGATTTTATTAAATGTTTAGCTAATTTTAATTTAACAGCATCAATTTCCTCTACTGTTTTTTTACCTGTTCTAACTGTTGCTTCATCACTTTTAATTGCTCTTGCTATAACTTTGGCTAATCTTGTCTCTCCTATTTGGTCAAGTTTTTCACCTATCTTTATATTAGAATATATCCTTGTTAAATAATTAGGATTTTCAACAACATCATCTGCCCCTTTAACTCCTGCAAGTTTAGCCATCTGTAAATATTCATCATACAAAAGTCTTATTTCATCTGATGCTTTTTTAGCTGCTGGACTATTAGTATTTATACCTCTTTTTTCTTTACCTACAAGGTTAAAAAATTCTTTCTTTATTGCCCCAGAGTGTTGCTTAACAAGAGAAATGTCTCTTTCTTTAATAAAATCTTTAAATGCACCCTCAGTTGCTTGTCTGAATTTGAGTTTCATTCTATTATCTTCAAATGATTGCCATATTGAAGCTGTTTCTTTTCTTACTCCAGAAGTTCCTACAGGGTCTTCTACAATCACTTTTCCAATATGAGCTAAAATTTTATTTTTAGAAAAAATCATTGCAGAAGCTCTGTCATAGCGAAGAAACTTCCACCATGAATCAGAACGGTCTTCATTTCCAATATCAATTTTTGAATCCTCACCATACAACAGTTGTCTTACCCTAAGAAAAGAATCGGCTTCTTCAGGGGAAACATTTGTTTTATCAGGCACATCTATGCCATCTTCCCATACGCATTCAGCCATTATTTACATCTCCTTAGTGTGACTGTTCCATCTTCGTTTACTTGACGCATGTATTCTTCACCTTCGGCAACTCTAATTTCATTACGCCCATCACTTCGTTTCATGCCTTGTAAAGTATCTACGGGGCTATCAAAATCTTCAATAGTTTTAGTATCATTATACGCTTGATTGTTATCATGCTTCAACTGTGTTTTGCCTTTTTCAGTTAATTCTAAAGGTGAATCTTCAATGTCTTGCCTAATTGCACCTCTTTGCACATTGTCTATAATTCCTTGTCCTTTTGCTGTTCTTCTTAGTGCCGATACTCCACCACCAATTCCAAATCCTAGTAAACCAGCAAATAAAATATCAGCAGAATCCATAGTCGGGTCTTCAGTTGCTAAGTAACCTTCAATAGCTACATTGCTTGACATACCTGCTAAACCACCTCTAACTACTCTTTGCATCCTAGATAATTTATTCATTAATATAAGGGGAGCTAATGCTCCTTCACTAGCAACAGCCACGCCAATTGCAGCAGGGTCTAACACAGAAGATAAAATATGTGCAGTTAAACCTTTAGCAATACCTTTAGACATAATAATATCTTGTGATTTTTGTACGTCTCTTATACGCCCTACAATTTGATTTAAATGTTCCATTGACTGTGCTTCTGAAAAAGCATCTATATGTTCAGGACGTATGCCGTTATCTTTTGCTACTTGCTCAAACAATTCAAATGTAGGTGCAAAATCAGGGTCGGGCATAAGTTTTTCTTTTCCTAATGTTCTAAGAAAAGTAGCACCTATTGTATTTAAATCAATGGCTTCTCTAGCAATATCCTGATAACTATATTTAGATTCTAATGCTTGTTTTTGTTGTTCAACAACATCTTCTATAGCTTTTAACTCATCGCCTGTTATAGTTGGTACTGGCTCGTTAACAAATAAATCTAGCTGTTGAGCAGTAGGAACACCGTCAGTCATTTCTTCAGTTAAATTGTTTTCTGCCATGATTGAGTATTTTCTATAGGTTCTGGAGTAAATTCAATTTTCTCAGGGTCGGTTTCTGGTTCGCCTAATTCTTCTGATATATTTTGTAATTCTTGTTCTAAATTAAATTGTTGTTTTACAGTGTCTATTCTATCTTCCATAGAAGCGTCATTATTTGGAATGGTTCTTCTTTCGTGAACCGACATACCAGCCATGTTTTCTATATTGGAAGAAGTTATATCTTCTGGTGCAGGTGCAGTTTCTACCTCTGGTTCAACTACATCTTCTACCTCTGGTTCAGGCATTTCAGGTAACATATTAGAAACAGTATCTACCAGTTCATTTCCTACCTTTTTTACTGTCTCTATAAACTCCGGTCTTTCTATATCAGGAGCTTTAGTAAACGCATCAAAATCTTCAGGAGTAGTTTGTTCTTCAACACCACTAGGAATAGTTGGTTCTTCAGGGACTACTTCAGTAGTAGTTTCAAGAGGAACAGGTACATCATCTACTTCTCCTACTATTGCACCATCTTTAATACCGCTTATAAATTCTACATAACCTTCAGGTGGCTTACGATTTTTATTTATATAACCTTTATATCCTTGATTATAAGAACCTGTTGAGTTAGCTAATCTTTCTATATCATCATTGCTCTCTTCTGTTTTTTTCCCTTCAAAATCTTCTGTAAATAATGCGGTATAATAACGAACTCCAAGAGTAATATTATCTAAAGCACGTTCAGGATTTTTTAAATCGTTTTGGAGTGCTGCTCTTTGTTTAGACTTTCCTGCAAAAAACTTTTTTAACTGTTTTGAAGTTGGTTGTTTATCTCCAAATCTTTCTTTAATAAGGGCTTGAACTTCTTTACCATATTTCCAACTACCTTTCATTTTTAAATGTCGCAAATCATGGGCATCGCTTGGAATTATTTGCAGAATACCGGATGCCCCTGTATCTGATATTAAGTTAAGTCCAAATGTAGATTCTTTGTACATCAACCTTACTAATGAACGTATTAAATTTCTATTTGTAATTCCCTCGTTTTTAATTGCTTGTTCTAAGAATTTTAAATTTTTAAGTTGTGTTTCTTTTTTTGTTCCATCGCTACTTAGTGCTTGTGGTATTTCTTCCACATAAGAAGCTATTGTTGGAAAATCATTAAAGTTAAGTTCAGCCATCAATTAACTCCAATTGTTCTTGTATTGGGTTTTTAGCTTCTTCAGGTTTACTCTTATAATTCTTTGCTTTTCTTTCGTTTTGTTTCCTGATTTGTTCTTCTAACTTATTTGTAGCTTGTGTATCAAAGAACTTTCTAAGGTGAGTTATTTCTCCACCCCTTGTCATAGTCCTTCCTGCTCCATACGGGGGCATTTGTTTTTCTGTAGTTGTTTCGTTTGAACCACCTGAAAAAAACTTTTCTTTAATAAGATTTACAAATGCGTCACCATATCCAAGAAACAAGCCAGTTGGAGGCTTTTTTGCAAATACAAAGTTACCTTTTTCATCTATATCTCCATCAACCATATAGGTTTTAAAATTATTTCTTTCATCGGCTCTTTTTTGGTTAAATGTTCTAACTTTCTTGTTAAATTCTGCATCCTTTTCTTTTTTCAACCTATCACGTTCAGCTTTCTTTACAGCTTTTTGAATTGCTTTGTCCATTTCAGTTGGAAGATTAAAATACTTATTTCCAAATTCAGGGTCAATTAAAGCCCCGTTAGTGTATTTTCCTTTTATTACCGTATTATCTTTACTAATGGGTTGCAATCCTGAATAGCTATCAATAATAATAAATTCGTTAGTAAGCCCAGTATGTACAACCGTTAAATCATCTTCATCTACACCTGTGTTGTCACTTACTTGTTCTTTAAGAATCTTTACATTTTCTTCAAAAGTGTCTGCATCTTCATCTGTAAGAACCAATGCTTTAGGAACTAATGTTCCATCAATAATATGATATTTAGCTTCTAATTGTTCCTTTACCAAGTCTTCTACTGTGTCAAGGTTTCTAGTGTATTTATAAAAATGATTTGCTAATATTTCCACTTGGCTTTCTAAATTTGGTTGCCTAAAATCTACACCAAAACCTTCAAGGTTGCTTAACATATCTTCAAATTCTTCAGTTGATATAGCGGTTGTAACCGCAGATTTTTCTAACATTCCTTTTAAAACAGTTCCAACATCTCCTAGTTGTCCATCACCACCTAAATTTACTAAAGCATCAAGTGTTGCATAAAAAGCAGATTGTTCATCTCCCATTACAGTATCTATAGCAATATCTTGGGCTTTATACGTCTTGTAAGTGTATAATCTAGTTCTAAAGGTTTCAATGTTTTGTTCAGTTAAATAAGATTGTCCACTTGATAACAAAGCATTTACAGGAAATTCAAACCTAGTTTTCATTTCTAAATAGGGTCTTCCTATTTGTCCCATGTCATATATCATTTGTCTTACGCTTGCTATTGTTGCTTTTTCCACGAGCTTTTCTTCACTTAATTGTTCTTCACCGTTTATTGTTGAATTAGCTTCTTTGTATTTATTATAAAATTCATTGTAAAGAATGTCTTGATGTGCAAATTGCATGTCCATATCTTTTTGACTGCCGGGCGAAATTCCATATTCAAGCTGTGTTTGCATTCTATCACTACCTGCTAATGCACCATTAAGAATAAATAAAGAATTATCTTTATCCACTATACTATTTTTAAAAGTCTTTAATTTATTCAAAAGCACATCAGCTTTAGCAGAACTGTTTATATCTTTTATTAAAGAAGGTAATTCTTCTGCATCTCCCCGTCTAGTTTGTAACCCAAGTTCAATGCCTTCTATTATTTTTAATTGTTCTTCAATATTAGTTAAAGTTTTAGCTTCAGTTAATTTTTGATTAAGAAAAGTTAATTGAAGTTCTCCAATAGCACTGTTTGGAATAGTGACGTTGTTTCTAACTGCTACACCAATATTCTTTACTGCATCATCATATCCTAAATCTAACCTTAAAACTTCTTCACCTTGGTTTGTTATAATGGCTTGAGCTTGTTTATTTACAATTTTAGTGTTTACTTGTTCAGCTTTTTCTTCCATCAATTTCAAAGTATCTGCATGATATTTAGAATGATACCCTCTATTGAAAGATGCTGATTTATCATCAAGATTACGCCCCATGTCGATGTCTAGTGCTTTTTCTGAAAAGTCAGCACCTAACATGTCACGCCTTGCTTTAGAATCTTGAATGCCATACATAACACCTAAATCATAATCAATTTGGACTGAAGCATATTTACGGGCTAACACAGGGTCTTTACCACTTTTTACAATGTTTTCAATTTCTTCTACTGTTTTACCCTCTGATTGATACATTTTAATTCTATCGGCAGCTTCTTGGGTATTTGTGTTATACCTGTATTTTTCTACTTTTCCTACAGTTTTAGCTACAGTACCAATGGCTTTAGCTAAGTCATCTAATTGTTTAGCCCCACTTAAATCTGCTTTTACATTACTAGCTGTAGTAGATTGATAATAAACATTAGAGACACCACCACCATAAGTCTTTCTAATCCCGTAATCTTCTGCCATTTTTTATGCCTTTTCCCAATAACTGCTTGATATGTTTGATGTAGGACTTCCTGCAACTCTTCTTGATGTGTTACTTGTATTACTACTTTCTTGATAGCCTTTCATTCCTATGTAAGACTCAGTTGCAGATGCAGTAGCACCAAGCATTGAACTTAGGAAATTCGGTCTAGCTGGGTTAGGCTGACTATTCCAAGTTTGTTCAAAAGCTCCATAGGCTTCTAAACTCTTTCTTTGTAAGCTAGTCACATCTTGCATATATGCAGCCGTATTTTCATTAAAGGCATCATTAACATCTGCTCCAATATCTCTTAAAATTGCAGACACACCACCAGCACCACTGTTAAGCATAGTTGCTATTTCAGATTGCCTTTGTTTCTTTAGTTTAATATCTGCTCTTACTTTATCAGCACCTTTTTCGGCAGCTATAGCTTTAAGTCTGGAAACATCAGCAAGGTATCCTCTTTGAGCAGCTTCTCTGTTACGTCTGTTAGCATCCATTTGTGCTGAATAGGCTTCTTTATCGGATTCATATTGAGCTACTCCTTTAAGGATTTGAACTCCAGCCATTACTATAGGGTCACACATTATTTTCCCTCATTAATAAATGAAAATCTAATTGATGAACCCCATAGGGTTCTGTTTTTATAATATTAAATCCGCAGTGTTCTAACCATCTTACAGATTTCCAATTCCTTACGTCTACATGATTGTACACATAAGAATATGGTTTGCTAATTACGTCAATCCAATGGTTGCACTCACGTAAAAATCTTGTCCTATAGGTTTTTTGTATTAATGATTCTGCCGACAAAAGCCATACAATACCTGTTTCTTCATCAGGCGTAGGACAACTACCAAACATTGCAATGGGTTCTTCTCTATTGCCTATTGCTGTGTATATAATTGAGTTTGGTATAGTAAAAG